CAACTATATATCTTTTCCATAATTAAGTGGTTTGAACTTCTTGTGCTAATACAAAACGACCATAGTTAAATTTACCTTTCTCTGGGCGCATTTCACCAATACCACTACCATATCCAGCCATTTTTACAAGCTGATAGATCTGGTCTATACTGATATTCCCTTCATTAAATTCAACAGTTAGATTAGCTTCCCATTGTGGGTATTCTGCTCTAAATCGAATATCTGCTGTACCCATTCCTACACGTACCATATCCTCACGCATACGGGATTCTCCATAGATACGAACAAGCTGTGTAAGTTCGTCATCGGCCTGTATAAAGAAAGCAGTTCTGACATCAGTCATTACCATTCCTAAACTCTTAGCAGCGCGTATCATAGCACCTTTAAAGCCTGCTGCTGGAAAACCTTCCCAACCCTCAGTACTAATATGCTTAGAACCCTCATAGTCATTTTCTGGGACCTTTATAGCATGCTTCTTATTGGTAGCTTTACCTGTTTGCTTATCAAGCATCAGATCTCTAGCCTTTTTATTGAATTGGTTCACTATCAAGGGACTTCTACCCTTAATAGGAATAACTACGGTTCGAATATCTAGTTCTTTAACCGTAACTGTAGTTTTTGTTGCCATTGTTTGTAATTGATTGTGTTAAAAGAATTGAGCTGTTACTTTCTCCCCATTACAGGTAATCCCAGTCATTAACGCCGGGTTATGACGTCACTCAATAAGATGTGCAGGGGGATGACACGGATTTACGTTTCTCGTTTTCCTTGACGGTTTGAGGTCGACTTACACGCTCTGACCCCTGCAACTATTTCACTAACTCAAAGATATCGTTAGAAGCAGCTCTCGCTTTCTCCAACTCATCTATCAAGCTATTGTGTTTTGTTTCCAATCTACGTACAGCCTCTTCTGCACGGAACTTGATAACACTAATCGCGTTACTCAAGACCACAGCACGAACAGACGGTTCACGTTTGCTGATAAGCTCAATGATACGCAATGTACCAGTGTTATCACAACGCTCTTCCTTCTCACGAAGTTCATTCAGTTCCTCTGTCTGCTTTTTGAATTTCTCAATTACTCCAAAGGCACGTTCTACTTGAGCTGTGCGTTCTTTTACTGTGTCTTCTAGAGATGCTATGGTTTTAGTAGCGTTCTCATACTTAGACTGTAGGTCTTCATACTGCTTTTCAGTGTGCAGTGCCACTTTCTTAGATTTGGCGGTCGTTGCCATTTTGTTGTAGTTTAAAGTGTTGTTTAAATATGCCAACGCTACAGGTTTCCCTCGAAACGTCGACAGTGTCATGATAGACACGGTACCATTTAGTATTCTCATCAGCACATAGCTCATAGAAGTAGGATGATTTCTCATCAAAGCCTTCTAATCCACCATGTCCCATGGGTGCAGTATCACAGGTACACATGCCCGATTCAATAATAGTGATCATACCGAAGTATTTATACTCTGCCACCACAAGCAGGGCCTAAGCCAAGTTCGATAGAGACAGGGTCAGTTAATGGCCTGGCACATTTACCACATCGTCCTTCATGTAGGATATGGAAATGGTCAGGCAGTGTTCCTTTTTGTAACTGGTGCAGCATGTATGCTATACTACGCTGTGCTAACGCTAAACGTTCTGCACCTATGTGCACAGTACGCATACTTTCGAATGTGTACGCAGTAGATGTAATCATGATAGCACCAATCTGATGCCCTTGATAATATACAGACCATCTTGATGATGGCTTGCCGTATATCTGATAAGTCAAATGGTCAAGAGAAGCTTTCAACGGTGCAGTAGTGAATAGTATGAAGTAACACTTACCTGCCAACAGGAACGCTAGTGCTTTCTCGTGTGAGATCTCGTTCTTGAGCATTGTACTCGTTTAATAGGGTGAATAATTCAGTATTACGGTACACATTGTGGAGAAATCCATCTTTAAATGTACCGATATACCAATGTCCTTGTGCTTTAGTGAACCACAGGTGTTGATTAGCTCGTGAGAACCAGGGCATGATATGTGGTAGATTCCACGGGTGTATCCTGTCCTTCAGCTTATCTTCAGAAGAGAAGTGTGCATGAAAGCCCATAGCAGCGAGATAATCGATATTGGCCAGTGGCCCTTCGATATCTACCCATGCTACCTTATCACTGAAGCGTTTTTGTTCACCGCATCTGTAGCAGTTATGTGAATTTGTGCGTGTGCCACAAGTAATGCACACTAATTTTCCGCTCATTCGTTGTAGTTGATTTGGGTTAGTAGATAATGCCGGCCCTTGTTATTGCTAAGAGGTACCGGCATCAATTGGTTTGCAGTTAGCCAGCTATTGGTGCTTGCTTATATTGTAGCAGCATAGAAGGGTCACAAGGTACGATATGTTTAATCGTCCTGTAATCATAAGTGATTGTCCCTTGCGTTAAAACAGCATCTACTGCAGTCTCGAAGTCGCTATCCCATTGTTTATAGATAGTCTCCAGAGGTAAAGACATCACACACCATTCACGTTCTTCAGTGCGTACACCGAGAAACATACAAGTAGGTGAATCCACATCGAGTTTATCGACGGTAACACGAAACACGTTCTTGATATTCAATACGCGTTTCTTAAGGTCATTGAGTGTGAACAGGTAATCTTTCATATGTGTTGTAGTTGATTCCTCGTTAGTCAGCAAGACCATCTTCGTCTTCTTGCTCATTTTGTGCCCACAGATCCTTGATAGTTTCAATAGGTGTATCCACTGCTTCCTCTTCTACGGTAGGAGTAGGTGTAATGCGCTCATTGATTTCCATGAGGCATTCTGTTTGTCCACATGAGGGACATTCTGTGTGTATGAATCCATCGTCAAAGCGATAGCTACACACGTTACATTTGTATGCTGGCATACGATTAAGTTTTGAATTGAAATAGGTGATGGTGCAGCGACGAACTGCATTCAGCAAAGATATGAACTCACGTCGTCCAAGATCACATTGAGGGGCTTCCCCTCGTCTTTTTTGTCCTTATCTCTAACTTCCATCACCTATACAATAGGTTTTAAAACAAGTGTCTTCATGGCACTACCCATATACAATGAGTTTTGCACTGCGAAGTAAGTACGTCCCTGATACTCTCCTTCCATATAGTCCAGTAATCCTGTTGATTTCTGTACAGTACGGGGTATCCAGAAGATTGAATCAGCTGTGGCTACTACACCGATGACCAGGATAATACCTGTTGGTACAATCTGCGGATTATCGCGTACGCCTAAGCCAATGAGCCACATACCATCCATGTTAAAAGGGATACCATTAGCATCACATAGTGTGGTACCAATCATCTGCACTTTGTCAGTGAAGTCCTCTCCTGTGGGATAGTGAATAAATTTGTCAGTAAGTTCCATGTTACGGGAGAATTAGAATGAAAAAATGGGATGCCGCCGAAGAGACATCCCTCAACTACAACAAAACTATGGCGTTTTCACGCTAGTCTTTTTGGCTAATGAGTTTGTCTCGTCAATTTCATGTAACACGAACATATGCAGGAAGATGCCAAATAATAGGCATATACCCCACCAAATACACTGTAGTAACCAGGCAAATCCTGTGTACGTATCGAATTTGGGTAATACAAATGAGAAGCTCACGCTAGTGACACTCACTTGTAAGGATATCGCTTGTAATGCTATTCCCACAAGGAAACAGGTCATCACAATGAATACCGCTAAGAAGAACCGTAAAATCGTGGGATATGTCAACCACGAAAATATACTGTCGAAATTAGGCTCGACATACTTGCCTTGGTCTTTGAGTTCAGCTGCATATTTAGCTTCTGCCTCAGATTTTAGAATGTTTTCCATGTTGTAGATGGTTTGTTGTAGTGAATAATAGCGGGTAGCTTGCACTCGCTGCAAGATGATGACTTAACATAGCTACCCACGCCCTGTAGTGTGATACAAAGCGACCGGTACACTTTAGAGTGTCTCGCGGATTCTTTTAGAAATGATATATGCACCAGTGCCTGAAGCTTGGGTCATGTTTCATAAGCCAGCCCATTGGATCTGCTGGTAATGGTTCAACAGGTATGTGTGCTTTATATTGGCTGTATACCTCTGCACTGAAGTTCAATTCACGATAATAACGTAGCATTTCCCATAGAATGATGCGACGTACATGCTTATTGGTATGTGAAAACCACCAATTACCGTGTAACTTATCATACTTGATATCATCAGGTGGCTCGAAGTGTGTGATACCTAATATCTCGATTATTTTACGAGAGGGTATGGCCACGATTTGATCGCCATAGCAGTATGGTTTGAAGTTTACAGCCACAAGTGCAAGAGTGCATAGACCCTTACAATCAGAAGTTTCTAACAGGTCAAGCATTTGAGTAAGCACACGCATCTTATACCGAGCACTGCCTTCTAAATGAAATAGGATCCACCATCGGCAGATCCTAGTCCATTGATATTTCAGATAATCCATGCCTAATTCTTTTTCGGTGAGATAATAGCATCGAGCATCTTCATAGCATCTTGTGCTGCATTGTGCTCAGCCGACTTAGAATAAGGTGTTACACTGTAGGATACAGGTGTATTGAACTCACGTGATTGCTGTGCTAATGACTTGATAGGCACACTAGTGATAGGGCCTGCTTTGTACTGGTCAATCAGTGAATTGTAATCAGAAACTTTTTCATTTCTACGATCAGGTAAAGAAACAGTACGGCTGATAGCTGTCATATTCTCAATCTTACCTGATGTGGGATTGAAGAACGTAATGGTATGCATGGTAGTAGTCTGTGACTGTGCAGTGAATGCAAATAGCATACACATTGCAACGATGAATACGGGTTTCATATGTTGTAGTTGTTGGTTACGAAGTTGAAAGAACACTACCAGTTGCCCAGTAGTGTTTCTTTAAGTTGTTACAAGTTAGCCATGAATTGGTTAATCTCGTTTTCGAGCTGCTCTTTTTGGTCTGCTTCAGACAAGAATTTGCTCATTTTCTCTTGGAAGCCTTTAAGCGTAGTATACACATTCTCTTGCTCATCAATATCCATACGCAATTTGATGTCATGTTGCCATGCATCATCATCGAATCCACTGATCTCAAATGCAGGATAGCTGGTCTTACCCAATCTCGCTGCTGCTTTATGATACAAATCCGCACGTGTAGCAGAAGCTGCTGACATACGGATCAATACACCAAGACCTACGTTCTGTACGTTCTTGATGTTAGGGAAACCATCACCGAATTCGCCTGATGTTTTCCACGGTGTTTCCTGAATACGCTTCAGTTTGGCAAGTGCTACATCCAGTTTGTTGATTGTTTCCACTGGTGATGCACCTTTGATAATTGCTACTGCGGTAGTAGTCTTAGTTGGCTTTGCCATGTTGTATTTGATTTAGTAAATTGGAAAATGTTCTGTTCGTTGTGTGCGTTGTATTGGTGATCCATGTTCGAAATCGTATTGCAATATACGACTGAAGTATTCTTCCCATGTGGTACTGCCTTCAGTTATTTCATGATACTCCATAGTAACCCCACCGTAGGTTCTGTATTCCATTGTTTGATCAATAGCACACCATACATAAGAGAGTTCTCCTACAGTATTATGAATCATGCCAGTGTATTGCACTATGATATTAGAGATTGTCTCACCATTGTATAGCTGCGTGCCACGGTATACTTTGCCGATTTTCAGTTCATCTAGTCTCATGGTAGGTATTTGAAGTGTGATGGAATGATGTCCTCTTCAGTATACACAGAAGTTATTGAGATACCAGCTTCACGTAGTAATACCATATAGTCCTTTAGCTCTGAGATTTTGGCGTATCGATATCCTTGTACACTAGAATTAGAGCGTACATTAAATGAGTAAGATGAATCTGCTTCAGCAGGGCGTAAACTCAGCATTACACCATCATCTTTGATGTTACTATGATGAGGTACGCCTGTACTATCTGGACGGTGTTGTCTCCAACCATCCAATGTACCGCCATCATACAAGAATATAACGCCACCACCCTCATTAGTGAGTATGCATACATAGCAATGATTGACTTGCAGTTGCTTGATGTCTGTGATTGTAACAAATTTGTTCACGGCATAAAATTGAAGTGTGAATGTAATAATTTATCTGTGTGTTTGTGATACTCACGCTCAGCCCTAACAGCTTTCTTTCGAGCTGCTACCTCAGCTGCTATGAGCGTTTCACGTTCACCTTGTGTAACTACACGCCAGTTGATATCACTACTACCGCGTATTGTTAATACACGCTCTGTGTTAGATTCTCTGAAGTCCTTAGCTGATTTGCCATTGAAGTAGAATACATAGCAGTCGCCATCACTCCATACACGTGTGTAATAACCAGGTTCTTTTAGATCTGTGTAGGTCATGGCATGAAGTTGAAGTGGTTATGTGCAATATTGCCGATTTGCTTGTTGATAGCATTGTGATCAAATACCATACCCATTGTAGCATAATAGTGAGTGATTTGGCGGGTATTGGCTTGTCGATAGCCTTTGAATGCGCTATTATCAAGCGTACTCAAACTACCAGTAGTGAGCTGTCTCTTTTCTCCATCACTATCCGTGAAGAGAATAGTAGTATCTTTAGTTAGGGTACCACCATTGTATGCGAATAGATAAGCAAGATCTTCTTTTGCTGGTGCACTATACGGATTAACTCGTACAGCTTTGTATATAACACCTAGCTGTAGTTCTTCGATTGTAAGTAGTTCCATTAGGGTATGAAATTATAGTGTGAATAATCGGGTGTGAAATCAGCATTCCTTTCTACTAATTCTACCCATAGCTCTCGGTAGTCATTACGTACGCATTTACTGCAGTACTCAGCCAATAGTGTACCAGATACATCCTCATAGCCAGCAAGATAGTGATTACTAGATGCGTTGAAATCTAATATACCTGCCTCTCGCATGATATAGTAATCAGTTGGTGGTTCTGTTATACTATCATCGAATACTATCATAGGCGGTAGTATGCAAGCACCGTTGAGCGTACCACCAGTATACTGGAACAATATTCTACGTGTTGAATGCTTTACATGGATCAGGTATATGTTACCCATCCGTAGTTGTTCGAACTTGAGTAAGTCCATAAGATTGTTGTTTGTAGTTGAATAAATGTGTGGCATGCATATCTCTATACATGCCACGGGTTGTCTCAAAGCAAGGGGGTATTATAAGTTGTTATTGACAAAGATGGGGGATTGCACCCCTTTCACGTTACTGGAGCTAATGCCCACCACACGTGGTGTATACTAGCACGATTGGTAATAGACTTCCCAATACCCAGTGTATTTAAACCTCTGCATGTCCAGTGCAAGGTATCGTGTCTTGTGCTGCTTACGCAGAGCTATTTGACGACGACCACGCCATCTCGTTGGATCAGTTCAGGCACACTATACACTGACGCTTTATCATAGTTCACCTCACCCTTCTTTGTACACTGTATGTATACAAATGAATCGAGTGACATGAATCTGATAGATGAGCCGGTGGTATATGCTAAACTGCCCCAATGCTGGGATAGATCATCAAGTGAAATCAATTTTACGTATAGGGTACGCATATGTTTAGTTGTTGTTAACAATTAAACGAGAGCACTACTGCTGCTCGTTGATTGGTGGTGGTAACAGGTGCTCTACTTTACTCCAGTGCTGTTCAGGCATACTGACGGTGTGTGAGCCTACTTTGTAGTCGATGATATTGTGCTTGGCCAGTTCAGTAATGATAGCAATAGCAGTGATGATGTCGACTTGCTTGGTAACATGTTCCATATATCGGGGGATTAATTCCATAATAAAAGCAGCCCCACCCCTTCGGCTAAGGATTGCTCGCAGAAGCTGTAAGGTGGAACTGCTGGGTGATCTGTAAGCTACATACTTTATCTCCACTCAAGGAGCGTAAGAGGTATTGCTATAGTGATCAGTGATGTTGTCTACCAATACCCGGTCGCTTCAGACGTATACTCCTATGGTATACATTATCTGGCCATTAGGCTTTCAAGGCTCTCGGTTTTACTGAGCCACTTCAACTGGTAGACAAGAAGGTTATGCAGCACATATACGTTCCCACTCTGTACCAATAGCCACTGATTTGAGCGGAGCATTGTACGGAGCATCACACCAAACGTGTTGTGTGAGGAGAATAGTACGAGCTTCTTGCTCGGTATGTGCATATACAGGGGCTAGATTGTAGCCTTTATGTATGAAGTAATAGGCATTGAGAGTCATATGTGTAGTTGTTGTTGACGTATTTGGCGTGGAATGTAGGTATGTGGAAATACACTACGTGACGATATAGTGATATAGAGCAGACCCATATATGTATGAGGATGGGTGTAGTGGAGCGTAGAGGGGTAAATAACAGGGGTAATGGGGGAGGTGGGGTAGGCGCCGAGCGCCACATCCACGCATCAGCCCGCGCTTATCTAAGAGCAAGAATCGTGAGGGCCTGCTACCACTGCGTTTCAGAGGAAATGTTGTCTTGTTTTCAAGACATTGCCTATCAAATCTGTCCTGATTTCAAGACATTGGCGTTTCTGGGCTGTCTATTTTCGATGCGAAAGTGTATATTTGTCTCAAATCACACACTATGTCTCGCACACCTACGTATTTCCAGCTATTAGACCTCGCTTACAAGCTGCAAGCAGCCTCCAAACGTATCACTACGCGCAAAGATTCTATCAGTGATGGCATATTTACCCATGATGAAGGCCAGGAAGAGTCAATACTTCTCACTTCGGTCGTGATCGTAGACAGTACACTGTATCGTGGGCTCCCAATGGGTGCTATTAAGCTGTTACTGTTCCGTATACAGCCCGAGATGAAGATGAATAACGTGTTCTGGGTAGCGGGTAGGACGGATAGCAATACTAGAACTGCTATATCTGCCCTCAAGAAGGCTGAGATCCTCATACCTGCTGCTGAGGTAGGGCATTACATTATCAACCCATTCAAATTGAGACGTGGCAAGCCACTATCTACTATCACCGCATCACTACAGCACTTGGCTGAGACCAATGGTATAGCGTCACCGCTCACAGATCTGCGTGCACCCAAAGAGATGAACCTGCAGCTGATGTCTGGTGTCTAGCCTGGCGACTTCTCGTGGTGCTCGTGAACGGAAAAGAAGGGCCATCCCCGAAGGGACAGCCAATCTCAAGAGTTTACTACTTGGTTTGAGTAGCGGTTGCGAAAGGGTTACCTGCAATTGGTGTAGCACCTTGAGCTGCAGCGGCGCTATCTAATCCCACAAGGCTTAAACCTTTGCGTAGAGTAGATGCTGATTCTGCAGGCATTGCTGTAACGTTCTCCATCTTGATGAGGGAGCCTTTCTCTGTTGTAACAACAGTAACTGAGCCTTTAACCAATTGACCGTCCACGAAAGACTGTTTTGGTGTGTTGAATGAAACACGTAAGGCATTCAGGATGTCATTACAAGCGTCATGCGTAAGTTCTACGTCGCCCTTTGCTGCATTTAATGCTGCTACGGCTGCTAGATACTTGTTGCCTGACATTGCAACTTCGCTAATCAAGTTCACATTGTAGATGAAACTCGCAGGTGACAGTTTACCACTAGCTTGAGGTGCAGATGGGTTGAAGTTACCGTTGCCGATTACTTTGAACCCGTCAATGTACTTGCCGTGGTCATTTGCTGTCAATACTCGTGTCCCGCCGATAATAGATTGTACACGTGCCAAGTCCAATGCTTGGATTGCCTTGCCATTACGTACTACCATTACTACGGGTGTTGGTGCTGTTGCTACAGCTGCTTGTGAGTTGTCCATGTTTGTGGAGTTTGATTGAGTTGAATGAGAGAATATCCTAGCTCACTATTGATACTAGGCGCGGATTTCGACTGTCCTTGTTTCCAAGGGGTGGTGTTTCCGTCCGCAAATCTTAGTCGGGGACTCAAGATGAGGTGGTCCCGCACTCCACAGACACGCACGAAAATTTTTGCGCATATAAATTTTTCGATTCCGCATCGTACCTTCACACACATGATCACATCACTGAAACTAACTGACGAGAAGACACACTACAAAGTGGTGTGCTCCTCTACACTTGCAGGTCTAGACCAATGGGCAACACTGGGATATATGTATCCGGTAGATGGCGCCTGGATCATGTGTAATCTTAGAGGTGTGCCTATATTGATGGCACTCGACACCATACAACTCGCTCGTAGACTAGAGCACAGGTATAAGGTATACCCTACCTTCCCTGAAGGATTGACTGATTTCAAATAGTTCTTTGTAGTATCATCTCCTTATGCTACTTTAGTGGTATGGAACAGCTGATATTACGTACAGGACGAGGTGGTATGGAAGCATACCTACAATCAGAACTCTATAAACTAAACCACACACATATGAACATCGAACAAATCGCACAAGTTGCACATGAATTGAACAAGGCGTACTGCGCCTCTATTGGTGATAACAGTCAACCCGAGTGGGCAGATGCACCGCAATGGCAGAAAGATTCTGCTATCATGGGAGTACAGTTCCACATTCACAATCCAGATGCTGGCCCAGACGCCAGTCATAACTCATGGTTAGCACAGAAAGCTGCAGAAGGTTGGGCTTACGGTCCAGTGAAGGATCCTGAGAATAAGCTACACCCCTGCTTCGTAGCCTGTGCAGACTTACCTACTGAACAGAAAGCAAAGGATTACATCTTCCGTCAGACCGTGCATTCACTGAAGTCACAACTAGCAGAAGTAAACCATCCTGATCCATCTGCTAACATCGCACTGACCAAAGGTCAAGAAGTGATGGCAGTAAGCTTTAACCCTGGTCAACGTGTAGACGTAGCAGAGATCAAGCAGTCATTTGCTGATGCATATGATACCATTGAACGTCACGTGAGTGAGCGTGTAGGTGGTCCAATGATGCTGGATGCAACAGTTGCTGGTAACATACAGCGTCTAGCTGCAATCGCTAAAACCAATTTAGAAACTGCACAGATGTATGCAGTCAAAGCAGTAACCCGTTAAGATGAAAGTATACTACGATACAGAGGAGCAGCGTTATTTCTTACTAGATGAAGGTAAGCGTAGATGGCTGACCTCTGTATCTAGTTTAATCAGAGCACACTCATTTAGTATGTCGCAGGAGATGCGCATCAAGGCAGCAGAGAAGCATGCCAAGAAACGTAAGGTATCGGTAGAAGATATCCTACAAGAATGGGACACACAATACAATTCAGCTATAGATTACGGTAATGCCATTCACGAGGCAGAGAGTGGATCCGCAACGATTCTGGCTTATACAAAGCAACCAGGAGTGGTGGAATACGAATACAAACGCATACGTGAACTACCTGATGGAGAGTACCGTGAACTACGCATATTCTGTGACAAGTACTTCGTATCTGCGCGCATAGATTTCTGTAAGATATACACTGACATCACCGGTAAACGCTATGTGCACATACATGATTACAAGACAGGGTGGATCCGTGACTATCGGCAGAGCGAGACAACAGGTGCTATCTACCGTATGAAGGCACCACTTCAGAAGATACCTGACTCTGAAGTAGGTAAAGCACAGGTACAACTCTCTATCTACGGATATCTCTTCGCATTAGAAGGAATAGAACCATCGCTCGAGTTATGGCATGAATCTATGCAGTGTGAGTCTGAGCGTCTAGAACACATAGAGCCATTCATGTCGGAGAGCAACAACATATATCAACGATACAATGTGCCATTTCTACCTGAGCCTGTCTTCTTTCTACTGAATCAGAATAAAATCAAATCATATGCAGCCGCCAAAAACCAAGTATCACAAGGGAACCCGTTTGCCCAAAGCAGGAATTGATGCCCATGGACGACAGATCATGAACGAGTTACTATACCGTGATACTTCTCAATTGGTTGGTATACCTGAAGCGATGGTAGAGGAAATCATTCTCTACGTAGGCAAGTTCACAGCAGCTGCTATTGAGTCCAACCTATTCATAGATATCATGATACCACAGTTCGGTAAGTTCCGTGTGGATAATCGCAAACTAGTAAAGCGGGAGCGGTATAAGATACACTTCAGTACGCAGCGCTTTATCTCATCTACTACCAAGAAGATACTCGAGGATATGGAGAGAGAGGGACTGGCTAAACGCATTGGCAAGATCTGGATGAGTACATCTAGCACACAGCCTATTGTATTCCCCACATACCTCACCGACGTCCGAGCTATAGAGCTCTACAAAGCAGAAGTGCTGACACGCGAGTATATACTACGTATCTTTGCATCTAAACCAGAAGCATTGGAGAATCTGAACAGGGAAATGGACCAGGCTGACTACTACAAACAATTAAAGACACAAAATGCTGAGACTATTTGAGGTAGATGAGAACTACAAGCTAAAACTCAACAAGGAGTGGATTCTGATGGTGCCTGAGTTCGCTGCTATCCTTGCACGTGACCGTGGTTCTGTAGGTGATACACAGGGTAGGGCTAAGAAGCGTGCTATCAAGGAACTGTCGTTTGTACACCTTATGGAAGATTTCCTATCGCCATTTCGCGAAGAGAATGAGTACAATCGACGCATCGTAGTGCTTAAGACCCTACAACTGAAAGAAACGGATATAGACTCATTAGTTGAGAAGGCACAGATGGTATATCGAGAGATACTCTACTCAAATGCACCATCACTGAAGACACTGCAAATTGTGCGTGCTTCTAGAGAGAAATTAGAGGATTACTTCGAAGAAATCGATCTCACAGCTACTAATGCCCGAGGAGATTTGATTTACAACGCTACCACCTATATTAATAACATCAAGCAACTTCCACCGATGGAAGAGGCCATAGCTGAATACGAGAAGCTGGTATACTCACAATTGCTCAATGAAACTGGCATACGTGGTAAAGCAGTCAAGGGATACAATGAAGGAAAGAACCGTGTGCTTAGTGAAGGTGGCGGCACCATTGATAATGGGCCATCACTACTCGGTATGTTCCGAGTACCTGAAAAAGATGTATCTACACCCCCTAAAGAAGATGAGGCATGAGTTTCCACGGACTAACCAATACAAGATACTTTAGTGAGGCTGCCATAGACTGGAAACGCAACGGTGGCTTCTACACAAGGGCCCCTGAGGGTTCACGTGAATGGTCAGAGTATTGGGAGATGCATGAAGAGCGTTGCCTCAATGGATATCAGGTAGGTGATACATGGATATCCGGTAGACATTACTTCTTCCTGAACTTCACGCCCATCATGCGTGTGACAGATGTACTGGGTACCAACAAAAAGACTGGTGCACAGATCATGGATAAGAAGATGGACTTCCCCGATTTCTATGAGATAGGATACGAGTGGTATCGCTTCAAGCACATCGCATGGTTCGGTGGTACATTCATGGGTGTGGATTCACCTGGTGCCAGACACCTGGTTGCAGCAAAAACCCGGGGAGCAGGATGGTCATTCCAAGAGGCTTCTGATGGTGTATATAACTACACCTTCTTTGGTGGATCTAAATCCTACTACTTCGCAGGTCTAGAAGATTACCTTATCAAGGATGGTATCTTATCCAAGGTACAGCCAATGCTGGACTGGATTAACGAACACTGCTCCTACTGGAGAAAGAACAGGCAGAAGAAGAACTCGCTTATGCATATGCGTGCATCATACCTTGATGAGTTTGGTACTGAGCGTGGGGACATGAGTGAAATCATGGGCGTTATCGTAGATGATCCTAACAAGACTCGTGGTAAACGTGGTAAGAAGATCGTATTCGAGGAAGCAGGTTCCTTCAAGAATCTGAAGAAAGCACTCATCGTATCAATGGGTTCTATGAAAGATGGTTCCTACTGGGTAGGACAAATCAGTGTATTCGGTACTGGTGGTGAGAGCGGCCCATCCATCGAAGGTCTAGAGGAAATCTTCTATGAACCTGATGCATATGATATGCTAGCCTTCCCTAACATCTATGAAGAGGGTATGGAGAACACCAAGTGTGGCTTCTTCGTTCCTGTGTTCCGTTCAAACAGAGCCTTCATGGATACAGATGGTAACGTCGACATCGAAGCTAACATAGCGCATGAACTCAAACAACGTGAGACCAAGGGCAAGGCACGAGATAAGAAAACACTCGATGACTATATAGCAGAGTATCCTTTTGCACCAGCAGAGGCGTTCAAGCGTATGGGTAAGAACCCGTTCTGGGTGGACAGGCTTGACCGGCAGATCAAACGGATCGATTCGGATCCTGCCATCAAGGCCCTCATACGCCATGGATATCTGATTGATAACGCAGAAAAAGGTGTGCAGTTCGTACACAGTGATAGTGTTGTACCGATATGGAATTATCCTCACAAAGATGCAGATGACCTAACAGGTTGCTGTACCATGTATGAAGCCCCTTACCTGGACCATACTGGCGTGACACCCGACGATATGTATGACATATACGTCGATCCATTCTACAATGAGGAAGCAGAAGACCAAACATCTCTGTTCCACTTTTGGGTGTGGAAGAAACCCAATAAGCATAGCAATGTATCGCAAGACCTACCTGTGCTCGAATACTGCGCACGTCCTGATGATTTAGATACTTGTTACGAGCAATTATTTCTTGCATGTACTATGTATAATGCCAAAGCACAGTCAGAGATTGCCGGTGGCGGTAAGGGTATCATCGATTATGCTAAGCGCAAACGACTGATGCATAAACTGCACTTTGAACCAGAGTCTCTGGCTAAGGACAAAGAGATAGATGCTAATGGTCGTAACCGTTCCTACTTCATGAATATGTCAACTGAAGCAAAGCGACTAGGGTTGACCTATCTAGTACAGTGGCATAAAGAGGTACGTGGTATTACTGAGCAAGGAGAGAACGTCTACAACATCGATAGGTGCTATTCTCGCCCTTTCCTTCAAGAGATGCGTAAATTTGATGGCAAGAAGAACGCTGATAGAATATCCTCTGCTATTGTAGGACGCTTCCAGATGAAGTCGATTATTATAGAACAGAGTAACAAGGATGATCAGAAAGCAATGGAAGAGTTCTATGCCCGTCAATTCGCACCTGAGGGTAATTATTATACTGAAGACACTTTAACGAATCCTTATGGAGACTAATCAATCGCAGAAGCCGATAATGTTACTTAGCTATGATCAAAAGATAGCTAATGGGAACTTGTGGTTTCAACAATGCGCCAACTACTTTGTGCAGTGTTCACGTTTCAAGAACATGACCAACAGCACGCATAACAGTGTGGGCACAGATTTACAGACATTATATGATGCCTACAATGGTCGTTTCCCTGAGAAATGGTTCAAACATGTGACTGACCCGTATAAGAATAACTCACAGTACCCAGCTAAGCTGAGACCTGTATCTATCATACGTACGAACCTGGATCAACTGATCAGTGAGTTCAATCGTCGTCCGCTACGTTTTATGGTGGTGAATTCTAGTCCTGAGGGATACGATTCCTACAATGAGCAGATGACACAAACACTGCAGGGTAATGTACAACAACACTTCAATGAAGCCATCAAGGCATTAGGCGTCACTCAACCTCAGGAAGGTGAAGAGCCCAAAGAGATTCCATTGCCTGAGTCACTGAAGAAGCAATTCCAGTCATCCTGGAGAGACCAACTGGCCATCATGGGACAGTACTGGCTCGAAGATGCATTAGATATCTACCATGTGAAGGAGACATTACTACGTATGTTCAAGCATTGGATCATTGCAGGTGAAGCATACTCATTCAAAGGTGTATACAATGGTAACTTCTACTATCGTGACATCTCACCGATGGATATTGATTTTGCCCGTTCTCAGCACAAAGTATTCGTAGAAGATGCAGATTGGGTAGTAGCACGTTACATGATGAGCATCTCTGATATCGTGACCATGTTCTATGGTGAAGTAGCCTCTGACAAGATGAAGAAGCTTGCTGACCCTAGTCAATATACACCTGATACTTTCTTCACTGCATTCGGTGGTAATAACCAAGCACTGACCACACAATATGGTGGACTGATGCCTGTGTATCACGTACAATGGACAGCACAGAAACAAGTGCTCGTAATAGAGTATGTGGATCCACAGACCGGCTTACCTACACAGATGGAAGTGGATGAAGACTACAAAGTATCAGAAGGAGAGACCATCGTAGAGCGTAACTGGGTTAATGAGAAATATGAGACCTGGCGTCTAGACCAGGAGACATTTGCCTTCATGCAACCGGTAGCTGTACAACGTACCAATGGTGGTATTATCTCTTCCTGCAAAAATGGCTACAACGGACGTACCTACTCTGACCTACACAGTAAGAATACTTCTGTGATGGAAATAGGCATGCCGTTCCAACTGATGTGTATGATCATCAACTGGAAGATAGAGTTCATGATTGCCAAATCCAAAGGAAAGATAGCGCTCATCGATAAGAACGTGATACCTCGTGACAATGGATGGAATGATGATAAGTTCTTCCACTACGCAGAGTCCAAGGGATGGGGCCTTATCAACCGTAACCAAGTTGGTGTAGACAAGTCCTATAACCAGTATCAGGTACTCGATATGTCGATGTATGATAACATCAAGCAGTTGATTGACCTATACCAATACTATAAGCAACAGTGGGATGAAATTCTTGGTATGTCGCCTCAACGTAAAGGACAGATGACAGGTACCGATGATTTAGTAGGTACTACACAGAACTCTGTGTTCCAATCCACTGTTATCACTGATATGATATTCGTGAACTTCGAGCAACTGATGCTACGTGACTTCGAGGGTATGTTGGACATGTCCCGTTACGTTATCGCAGCTGAGGGTGAGTTCAAGAAGATCCGTTACAACACCGACGAGACGTATGAGCTAGTGAAGATTACTCCTGAACACTACTGTATGCATGCCCTAGGCATCAAGCTTAGCATGAGCAGTAAGGACTTCGAGGTGCTCAACACTATGAAGGCACAAGCTGCCAACTTCATACAGGCAGGTGTACAAGCATCTACCATACTCAAAACACTGACTGCAGACAACCTATCCAAACTCGAACAGGATCTCAAAGCAATTGAGGCTATGCAATCTGAGAATGCGCAAGCACAACAGAATAATGAGCATGACTTACTAGCTACAGAGAATGAGATGAAAAAAGACTTCGAAGCATTCAAGGCTCAGCTACAGGGAGATTTGCTTGAGAAAGAGTGGGACCGCAAGGATAACAATGAGATGATCAAGGGCGATTTCGCTACGTACACCTTCCAAGATGGTGATAGCAATGATAACGGTGTTCCAGATGCTGCTGAAGTAATGGAGCGTGCGCAGAAACGTGCTATCGAGTTACAGAAGGACAGTACAGAACGTATGCGTATACACTCTGAGAATATTCGTCACGCCAAGGACCTGAAGCTGAAGGAAAAGGAGATAGCTACCAAATCAGCTGATACCAGGTACAAGGCACGACAATCGAAAGCTAAAAAGAAGTAACTTCGTCACTGACTAAACACCTACACATATGTACAAACCAAGATTCTTTTATGACGATGGCGCTGCAGCAGCTGCAGGCGGAGCCACAGTGGTAGTAAATACCATGGACGATATGTTCGATGAGGGACAAACCTCAGGACCTACTCCACCAGTGGCAGCACCAGCTCCCCCAGCACCAGATCCTAACAAACCAGCAGGGGATCCACCACCACCAGATCCAAAGGCTCCAGACCCAGATGCACCGAATCCTGATGCCCCAGACCCAGATGCTGCAGCTGCAGGTGATGATGCGCCAGGTATATGGGATGAAATCAACCAATTACGTGGTCGTGAACTGAAGTTTGAGTTACCTGATAATGTAGAACCAGATACGCCAGAAGCTATCATCTACTTCGAGAAAGCGGTACGTGAGGAAGAAAAGCAGAATGTACTCAATGAATTAAAGGAAACAGATCCTCGTGCATACGCATACAAGTTACATAGAGAGAATGGTGGTAGCGATGAAGATTTCTTCGCACAGAAAGCTACTGTTCTACCTGATGAAAATCTGTTTGCAGATAGCATAGATTTGCAGAGACAAGTTTATGAAAGTTCTTTGATAGCAAAAGGTCTTAATGCAGATGAAGCAAAAGCACTTACCGATTTAGCAGTTACTGACAAGTCGATAGGTATAAAAGCCAAATCAGCATATGATAACACAAAGCAAAATGAACGTAATGCCGCTCAGGTATTAGAGAACCAGTTAGCAGAAGTGCGCAAGCAGAATGCTACAGTTGCTCAGAGCCTGATCGCCGAATCCACAAAGCTGCTTACAGAGAATAGTCTCCGTATCAGAATACCCGAGGCAGAGAAAGCAGAATTTACTGCATTCTTCCAAGAAAATGTGGTAGTAGACAATGGTAGAGCGTACATCGCGATGGAACTCAATAAAGACTATACTGCGCAACAAGCGTTAGAACAGTTATACATGATTTACAAGAAGGGGGATCTCTCCCAGATTGCTAAGAGTGTAGCTGCGAATACGCAAGTTAACAAGTTCAGGAAGGCTGCACAAAAAGCAGGAGCATCTCCAACGAGTGCTACAGCCGCTGCAGCTGGCCAACAGAACAACAGTGCTATCATGGAGTTGATACCGGATTAATAATAACTAAAATCGACAGCCATGTCATTACCTAAAATACAGTACCAGGTACAGCCTGTCATCTACGACCCAAAGTCGATGCAAGATGAGAACAACTTCTATCACCAACGTCACGGTACTCCGTCACAGTTGAGTCGTCGTATCACCTATATCTTAGGCGATTACACCAAGAACTATCCATTAACTATGGCAACCTTAGGTTCAGTAGGATATGGTAAGGGAATGGGTAAAACTGCTGTAGAGTTGGACGACGTTCAGTTCACATATCCAGTAATGGGTGGTTTGAACAAAATTTGCCGTACAAGTAAGACTGACTATACTACTGGCGATAAGCCTGGTATCGGTCATAGCTACTTCTACCTATATTTCCCCGATAACTGGATTAAGCGTTTCTACACTATCCAGTCTGAAAGAGGGGTACAAGCATACGTGTTGGAAGATCCAATCCCTGTTTCTGGTGGTGCTCACTACCAATACAAGGTACAGTTGGATCCTGCTGAGGTTACAGACTATTGTCCTGTAAGTCAGACAGACATCGAAGTAGCTTGGACCATGTTAAACCCTAACGTGGCAGAATCTGAATCTCGTACAACTGAAGGAAACTCTGTTGCACCAGGATTATTCAAAAACCAAATGGGCTTCATCCGTCACGGTATGAGCTGGGCAGGTAACGTTGCCAATAAGATGATGCAGATCACCATGCGTGCTGCAACAGCGAATGGCCAAACCTCTGAGTTCACAGCGTACATGGACTGGTTCATGTGGCAGTTTGAGCAAGAGTGGTTAGAGATTCGTGAGAACGCATACTGGTACAGCCGTTATAACCGTAAGTCAGACGGTAGCATCGCATTGAAAGATGTAGCTACTGGTAAGGCTATCCCTCGTGGTGCGGGTGTAATCGAGCAGATCCAGAATAAAGCTTCTTATACCTCTCTTACCCATAACTTCATCACAAACGTGATTGGTGATGCTTTGTACGGTCAATCAGATAGTGCACAGATGACTATCACTTTGATGACAGGTCGTGGTGGTATGAGAGAATTCCACAACATGGCAGTAGCTGCGGGTGGACAATTGTTAAACAACTTCGGTATGGTTGCTGATAAGTTCGTAACCGGTACAGGGTACAACCTTGCATTGGGTGGTTACTTCACCAGCATCTATCATATCGATGGATATTATATCACCGTTAAGCACAACCCATTGTTTGACACAGGACGCGTAGCGCAATCAAGCCCTAAGCACCCTGAAACAGGTCTTCCTTTGGAATCTTATCGTATGATTTTCTTGGATACCAATGACGTAGATGGTCAACCAAACATCCAACACGTTGCACAGAAAGGTAGAAGCTTCTTGCATGGTGTGGTAGCAGGTTTGACTCCTATGCCTAAGTCATTACGTATTGCAGGTGGTTTCTCTCCTGAGGCTAACGAGGCAGCAGCCTTGATGAGCACAGACCAAGATAAATCTCTGTACACTCGTTTTGCATCTTGTGGTATTCAGATCATGCGTGCGAACAGATGCTTTGACTTAACATGTGAAGCAGGATTATCATAGGACTCGACTGTAGTGTGAACAGTCAGGTTTAGTAAGAAGGGTACCAGCAATGGTGCCCTTTTTTGTAGTTACAATCGAATGTGCTTATATTTGTTCAACTAAACTCGTTACACATTATGGCACACGAAAATTCACACATCGTATTCCTGAGGCGAAAACCCTCACACTTAGAGAAGATACAGAAAGATATTCCAGAGTTCATGAGCCGTTCGAAGAAGTATGTAGGCTCCTATTTTGAATCTACCACTAGCCGTATTATAGGAAGTGGCCTTACCATTGGAGAACAGAAACTCTTGATACCAGAGATCAACGGCATCGAACCCACAGACAAAGAATTCAAGAAGGGTGTTATCACCTTTTACCAAGAGATGGCTACCGAAGTTCCTTATGGTATTGGTACCAAACTGGAGATCGGTTTAGAGAAATCTAACGATGAACCATTATCTGCAGATAACATGCCATTGAAACTAATGGACTTTATCCGTTATCGTCACGCAAAGAATCACCCACGTGTAGGTTCTGATGAAGATGCTACCATTGGTGATATGCTGAAAGACTTCTTTATCTCTGATCCTGAGGCACTGAAGAACAGTGAGACCAAAGTTGTGAAGACAAGAGATGACGCCAACTCGAAATACTTGGGCATTAAGAATAAGCCTGAGATTGTAGAAGCATTGCTTATCACTTACGGAGAGAACCCAGACCAGTACCTTCCAGAAGACAGAGTCACTCGCCTATCTACCTTGGTAACTGAGAAACCTGAGATCTTGTTAGGTGCTATGGCAGACAGTTCTCTTCAGACCCGTGCTACACTGAAGAAGATGGTAGAACACAAACTCATAAACATCATTGATAGTGCTTACTATATAGCTGAAGACAAGACCAATATCGGTATTAACCAAGAGCAAGCCATTACCTGGTTACAGGATAATGTGAAGAATGGTAATACCATCTTGTTGTTAAAGCAGAAGCTACAAGAGGCACGTAAACAAGCTAAAAAGTAACCGGCCATGACCATCAAGGAAATGCATATCGCCTTAGACC